CTTCCGCCGGTGCACAGATCAGCTCGACGCCGATGGTGTCATGGATTGGCAGGGCCAGCAGGCAGTCGTGGCGGAGGAGCTGATCGAAGCCGGCGAGTGTCTCGCGCGCGATCGCTTCCGGCGCCGCGGCGATCAGGACGCGCAAGGTCTCGAGCTGCTCGTGCCGTATCAGGTGCAGCTTCTCGAGCCGGACTTCCTGGACGAGACCTATACACTTCCGCTCGATGGCGGCCGCTCGATTCGCATGGGCATCGAGTTCGATTCGATCGGGCGACGTCGCGCCTATCACCTCTGGCAATCGCATCCGGGCGATGTCGTGCCGATGTCCGGCCAGGGCGGTTTCGATCGCGTGCCAGTTCCCGCCGAGCAGGTGCGCCACGTCTTTCATGTGGAGCGCGCCGGACAGATCCGAGCGCTGCCGTGGTTCTCGCCGGTGATTCTGCGGCTCTACGAGCTCTCGCAATACGACGACGCGCAACTCGTCCGGCAGAAGCTCGCTGCGATGTACACGGGGCATCTCTTCCCCGACGCCGGCGCCGGGCCTTCCGGCTGGCCGGGCACGAACGACGGCACGAAGACGCCAGCCGGCGCGCCAGTCATGGATTGGGAGCCTGGCCTCTTCCAGGTCGTACCACCCGGATTCGGAAGGCTCGAGTTCTCGAGTCCGCCGGATCCGGGCGCTCACTTCGACGAGTTCACGAAGTTTCACCTCCGCGCCTTCGCAGCCGGCCTCGGCCCGATCACATTCGAGCAGGTGTCGAACAACTTCGCTGACATGAACTTCTCGACGCTTCGCGCCGGCTTGCAGGAGGTCCGCGAGCTTGCCGAGATGATCGTCTGGAAGACGATGATCTTCCAGTTCTGCCGGCCGACGGCGATTCGCTGGCTCGACCAGGCGGTGCTCTCCGGTGCCGTCCAGATCCGCGATTACTTCGCGAATCGCGCGAAGTACACGGACGTCACCTGGATCCCGCCGAAGAAGGCCTACCTCGATCCGGTGAAGGATTGGGCCGCGGATATCATGTCGATCCGGGCCGGGCTCCGAGCGCCGCAGGACGTGATTCTCGGCCGCGGCGAGGACCCCGATGAGGTCCTCGAGAAGATTGCGGAGTGGAATCAGAAGCTCATCGATCGCGGCATCGTGAGCGACGCGAATCCTGCGCAGACCGGCCAGGGCGGCAAGGTGCAGACCGATGCGGTGCTCGCCGCGGTGCTCGCCTCCGAACTCGCCGGTCAGGAGAAGGCTGGGTAGCCTAACACGCTCGCGGCACGCTGGGCGCGGTTCGTTTAAGGGGGACTCGTCGATGGGAAAGAGGGCCGAGAAGAAGTCGCCGCGATCCTGGTATCGCTTCAACGCCGAAGCGGACGTAGCCGATCTCTACGTCTACGACTACATCGGCGTCGATCCCTGGACGGGCGAAGGCGTTGGCGCAAAGCAGTTCATCGACGAGCTGAACGCGCTTCCCAAATCCGTCAAGACGATCACCCTGCACGTCAACAGCCCCGGCGGGAGCGTCTTCGACGCGGTCGCGATCGCGAACGCTCTACGCGAGCACCGCGCGGGCGTCGACGTGTCGATCGAGGGTGTCGCGGCGAGCGCGGCCACGATCGTCATCATGGGCGGCACGCGGATCAGGATCGCCGAGAACGCGCTCGTGATGATCCACAACGCGGTCGGCTTCGCCTGGGGAACGGCGAAGGACATGCGGGCCGAGGCGGAAGCGCTCGATCGCGTGCAGGCGGCGATCGTCGCGACCTATCAGTGGCACAGCAAGCTCTCGGCCGATGATCTCGTCGCGATGATGGAGGCGGTCACCTGGATGGACGCGGAGGAGGCCGTCGAGAACGGCTTCGCGACGGAGGTCGGAGCCGCCATGCAGGCGGCAGCCCACTTCGACCCGCGATCCGCAGCCAAGCTCGGCGCGGCACCGGAGAAATATCAGACGCGCCTCGATGAGATCGTCGCCGAAAGCACCGAAGAAGAGCCGGATGCGCCGACGGCGGCGCGGGAAGATCCGCCTGCGGCGCCGGCTCCTGTCCCCGCCCAGCCGAGCAACGTCGTGTCGATCACGGCGGCGCGCGAGGACGAGATCGAGAAGCAGGAGCGCCGCCGCATCGCCACCATCACCAAGGCGTTTCGAGCGATGGCCGCGCAGCATCCGGCGATGGCGACCGCCATCGGCGAGCTCGAGGACAGGGTCATCGAAGACAAGGCCTCGTTCGACGCCGCCTCAGCTCGATTGCTCGACCTCATGGCCGCGAGCTCGAGCGCCGAAATCCGCAACACCGTGAGCCTCTTCGCCGACGGTCAGAAAACGATCGTCGACGCCATCGTGAAGGGATCGAAGAAGCGCGCGTAGCCGCGCCGAGAAGGAGCGCCCAATGCCGCCTGTCACCGACACCGAGTTCACCTACGACAACCTGATCGCCGGCGACTTTCCGCGCGAGACCGTCGAGGTCACCTTGCTCTCCGGTGCGAATCTCGTGCGCGGCACCGTGCTCGGGAGGATCACGGCGAGCGGGAAGGTCGTCGCCGTCGACACCGGCGGCGACGATGACGGTCGTCGCAGCCCCTACGCGGTGCTCGCCGAGGACGTCGACGCAAGCGCCGGCGACAAGGTGGGCCCGGCCTATCTCTCGGGCGACTTCAACGAGGACGAGCTCGTCTTCGGTGGCAGCGACACCAAAGAGACGCATCGCGCAGCCATGCGCGATCTCAACCTGTACCTGAAGGCGGCGGTTTCGGCGTAACGCCGACAGCCCGGGAGGAGAAGGAAAAGCCATGCCCGACATCAGCATGTTCGACACGAGGACGATGCTTGCCGCGCTCGAGCAGATGCTCGCGCCGAAGAGCTTCCTGCTCGACCTCTTCTTCCCGGCGGTCGAGAATTCGGACACCGAGTACGTCGACATCGACATCATCAAGGGCAAGCGGCGCATGGCGCCGTTCGTCAATCCCCGCATGCAGGGGAAGATGGTCGAGCGGATGGGCTACACGACTCGCTCGTACAAGCCGCCCTACGTGAAACCGAAGTCGGTGTTCACTGCTGCCGACATCCTGAAGAAGCAGCCCGGCCAGCACATCTATCAGGGCGGGCAGTCTCCCGCGCAACGCGCCGCTCAGGTCCTCGGGAGCGACCTGATGGAACTGATGGAGATGGTCACTCGCCGCGAGGAGTGGATGGCGTCTCAGGCACTGAACGGCGGCGTCATCGTCGTGTCGGGCGACGGAGTCGAGGACGAAATCGACTTCGGCATGAAGGCCGAGCACATCATCACGGGCGACTGGTCCGATCCCGCCGTCGGCAATCCGGTCAACGACCTCCGGACCTGGCGGCGCGTCGTCGCGCAGAGCTCGGGCATCGTGCCGAACGCGGCGGTCATGGGATCGGATGCCCTCGACGCGTTTCTGGCCCACAACGAGGTCAAGGGCCAGGACGCACTGCTGAACGCGCGTCGAGCGGAGATCGGCCAGATCAACCTCTCCGACGTTCAGGCGACTGGCGCGACGTTCGTCGGTTCGATCTTCGGCGGGGGCCTCGATCTCTTCGGCTACGACGAATGGTACATCGACGACATCGACGGCGTCGAGAAGCCGATGGTGCCCGAGAGCAAGATCTTCCTCGGATCTACCCGCGCGCGGACCGCACGCCACTACGGTGCGATCCAGGACCTCGCGGCGCCCGCTTCCGTTCGCTGGTTCCCGAAGTCGTGGGAGGAGCAGGATCCGAGCGCTCGGCTGATCATGCTGCAGTCGGCGCCGCTCGTCGTCCCGCATCAGATCGACGCATTCGCCGTCATCACGGTGGTGCCCGGCTCGTAAAGCCGCGGTGAACGTCTTTGAGCATGCCCGGGATGTCATCTTCGGGAACGAAGAGCGCGCGAGCGGCGCGCAATACTTCGAGTCTCAAGAGGATGCCGAGCCGCAGGACCTTCGAGTCGTCCTTGCGGAGGACGAACCTCGAGCCGGCGTGCTCCAGACGGATGCGCTCGTACCCGGCAACAAGCTCTGGGTGCGGCAATCCGAGCTCGCCGCCCGCCCTCCCGAGGATTCCCGATTCCTCGTCGGCGCTCGCCTCTTCCGCGTGCGCACCGCCGCGACCGCAACGATCGACGGATCCTGGTGGATCTGTGACGTCGACCGCATCTCGGCCGGCTCATGAGCCTCACGATCCGCGAGCAGATCTACGCGAAGCTCGAGGAGGTGCTCTCGACGGCGCTCATGGGCGTGCGCGTGGAGCGGAACCGAGACTCCGCGGTCCAGGTCTTCCCGACGGTCGTGGTGATCGACGGTGGGCAGATCAGGCAGGAGCCGGAGAGCACCGGCTTCAACGAGTACGTGATGACGCCGACGATCGAGGGCTGGGTGGACGGCGAGACGCAGGCCGACCTCGGTCCCGCACTGAACGAGCTCTACGGGCAGACGGTGAAGGCGCTCATGGCCGACCGGAAGCTCGGCGGGCTCGCAATCGACATGGCCGAGGGTCCGCTCGAGGTCGACGTCAGCCGTCGCGAGAACCAGGGGCCAGTCGCCGGATTCGCCCTCGATATCGAGGTGCGGTTCTGGACCGCGGAGGACGACCCGTTCGAGCTCGGGCCGAGCGCCTGAGCGGAGGGAGATGAGACATGGCAGGGACGTGCGATCTACTCCGCGGCAGGAAGCGCATCGTACTCGCCACGGTCGAGGCGACCGAGGGCGTCGACGCCGCGCCGACTCCCGCCTCGAACGCGATCCTCGTCAACTCCGTCGAGGTGCAGCCGCAGCCGAACCTGTTGCAGGCGAACGAGCTCACCGGCAAGCTCGACGCGGGCGAGTTCGACGTCGGCGGGTTCCCCTTGCAGGTTCCGATCACCGTGAACTGCAAGCCGGGCCCCGACGGCGCGACGCCTCCCGAGGCGGGCGTGCTCCTGAAGGCCTGCGGCCTCGAGGAGGTCGCGAACGCGGAGATCACCGGGACGGCGACCGGCGGCACGACGAAGACGGTCACGGTCGACCGGAGCATCGACACCGATTTCCCCGCGACCGACGGTGCCCTGGTCGGCCAGCCGATCATCATCGGATTCGCCACGCCGATCGTCGCGACGATCATCAGCTACATCGTGAGCGGCTCGACGGTGACGATCGGCCTCTCGAAGACACTCTCGCTGGCGCCGACGACCGAGGACGTCACGATCCCAGCGAACGTGATGTACCGCCCGAGCGAGGACTGCCCGCCGACGCTCACCGTCTACGTCTACGAGGACGGTGTGCTCTGGAAGATCCTCGGCTGCCGCGGCAACGCCGACTGGTCCGTCGACGCCGGCGGCCGCCCAGAGATGACCGTCACGCTGACGGGGTTCTTCTCGTCGAAGACCGACGTCACCCTCCCCGACGATACGGTCGTCTACCAGGACGTGCGGCCGGGCATCTGGCGCGGCGGCATCATGGGCGTCGA